AACTTCGACACAAACTCCGACAAATACTGCCACTCCTACACAAACATTAACTAAAACACCAACTAACACACCAACAGTAACTCAAACATCAACAGTAACTCAAACACCATCGGTAACTCCAACAAAAACTCCAACACCATCGGTAACTTCAACTAATACAAGTACACCAACTTCAACACCAACTAATACAAGTACACCAACTTCAACACCAACAGTAACCCCAACTTCAGAAACACCTACACCAACTCCAACTAATACAACTACTCCAACAAATACTCCAACTAATACAACTACAACAACACCGACACCAACTCAAACAAGATTTGCGTTTACTGTTTATTCGGGTTCAACATATGATGCAGCTTGTGGTCAATATAATTCAACAATTACGATTTATGGTGATAAAGTTAATTTTGATGAAAATACAATATTCTATAATGTATTATCAGGTCCAACTACAATTGTTATGACAGGTTATTACAATAATAGTCAAAAGATAGTTCAGTTATCATCTAACGGTTCTATTGTTGGAGGATTTAGTATTTGTGTTACATTAACACCAACTGTAACACAAACTCAAACACAAACACAAACACCAACTCAAACACCAACATTAACTAAAACACCAACTAACACACCAACAATAACTCAAACACCAACTAAAACAATTGGTTACTACACTTATACATTAGGGTATGATGCAACTGTTTCGGCAACTGCTTGTTCTAATTTCTCAAGTTCACCAATAACTATTTATGGAGCAATTGCTTCGGGTATAGGACCAAATCTTGGTGAGATATTGTACACTAACACATTGTTATCAACAACAGCTCCTAATGGTTATTATTCTAATGGAACTGCAACATATCAGGTAACCGGAGGTATAGGTGAAGTTACAACAGTAAACCCTGTTGGTTGTGCATAAAAAAAAATAAATAATTTTTAATTAAACCCTCGACTTATCTCGAGGGTTTTTTATTTTTACCTAAAACGTATAATACATGAAAATATTTGTTCAAATCGCGTCCTATAGAGACCCACAATTAGAACCAACAATCAAAGATATGTTGGCAAATGCCAAGAAGCCTAAAAATATCACATTTGGAATTGCAAGACAATTCAGTGAAGAAGATGGTTTTGATAAATTAGAGGATTATAGAAAAGACAAAAGATTTAGAATACTTGATATTCCTTACGAAGAGTCTAAAGGTGTTTGTTGGGCAAGAAATCTAACCCAACAACTTTATAAAGGTGAAACGTATACTCTTCAAATCGATTCTCATATGAGATTTGTTAAAGATTGGGATGATATCTTAATAAAAATGATTAAGGGGTTGCAGAAGGATGGATACGAAAAGCCTTTACTTACGGGTTACGTCCCATCCTTTGACCCCGAAAATTATCCGGAGGGTAGAGTTAATGAACCATGGAGAATGGTCTTTGATAGATTTATCCCTGAAGGTGCTGTCTTCTTCTTACCTGAAACTATTCCGGGATGGAAAGAATTAAAAAAACCTGTGACAGCAAGATTTTACTCAGCACATTTTTGTTTTACTTTAGGAGCATTCTCAATTGAGGTACAACATAATCCCGAATATTATTTCCACGGTGAAGAAATTTCAATCGCAGTACGAGCATACACTTGGGGTTATGATTTATTTCATCCACATCTTCCTGTTGTGTTTCACGAATATACTCGTAAGGGTAGAACAAAACAATGGGATGATGATAAAGCATGGGGAGAAAAAAATAGACACTCTCATCACACAAATAGAAAATTATTTGGTATGGATGGAGAGGAACAAGAAGGTCATGACGGACCTTACGGATTTGGACCTAGTAGGACATTAACGGAGTATGAAAAATATTCAGGTCTTTTATTTGAAAAAAGAGCGATTGACAAACATACATTAGACAAAGGATATCCACCAAACCCTTATAACTTTGAAACCGAAGAAGAATGGAAAAATAGTTTCTGTATGATGTTTAAACATTGTGTTGATGTTGGATATTCTAGTGTACCTGAAACAGATTATGATTTTTGGGTAGTGGCGTTTCATAACGATAAAGACGAAACTCTTTTTAGAAAAGATGCTGACAAAGCAGAAATTGCAGGGATGTTAAGAGACCCTGATGGTTATTGTAAGATTTGGAGAGAATTCCAAACAGATGCATTACCTGATTATTGGGTGGTATGGCCTTATTCTGAATCAAAAGGATGGTGTGATAGAATTACAGGAAGAATAACTCATAATCATGTTAGTTAATATGAAATACATTTACCATCATATGGGTTTAGGAGACCATTTTACTTGTAATGGTCTTGTTCGTTATTACTACAAACAATTTGGAGAAATAACAATATTTTGTTATAAACATTTTGAAAACAATATTAAATTTATGTATCGAGATTTACCCAATCTAAAAACGATTGGGTTAAATTCTGATGCTGAAGTTGATGAATATATTGCTAATCATAATATATCAAATGATTTAATTAAAATTGGTTTTGATAAATCAAGGGCATTACAAAATCAAGTAGAGACATTTGACGAAGGATTTTACTTATCAGAAAATTTACCATTCCAATTAAGATTTGATGAATATTTTGTTGAAAGAGACTTGGATAAAGAACACGAACTTTATAGAACTCTTAATCCGAACGACGAGGATTTTATTTTTGTTCACGAAGACCCTGACCGTGGAATGTTTTTGGATAAAAGTAAGATTAGACAAGATTTAAAAATTATTGGTAATGATAAAAGATTTTTAATTTTTGATTACATTTATTTGCTTAGTAAGGCAAAAGAAGTTCATGTTATGCAATCATCAATAAAAGATATGATTAATTCATATTCATTCCCTGAAACTAAATTTTTCCTACATAATTATGTTAGAAATTATGATTCATATGCTAATACAAAAGGATTAAATAAATTTGAAATACTATATTAATGAAATTATTAATACAATTAAATTTTGGATTATTAGGTAATTTTTATACCGCAACAACACAACTAATAGATTTCGCAAACTATTATAAAAACCTTGGATATGAATGTCATTTAATATTTGCGTCAAATTCTAATGGTAACAATGGATATGGTATTTTTGATATTCAGTTTGAAGAACTTTATAACACTGAAGATTTTAAAATGTTTGATAGTATCACAACTATAGAACACGCAATAACTGACAAACATTATAATGAATATATTTGTCACAGTTCTAATAATCCGGGATTACAATGGTGGGATGTATTTTTTAATAATCAAGTTAATGATTTATATACTTCAAGTTTCAAATACCATGACCGTAAAGGTTTTTCGCGAGATGAAGAATTACCAAAATTACTACCAAAATTTAACGAAATTGTGTACAAAAAAGTTAAAGATTTTAAAGACACTCATCCTCAAATAAACTCAACAATACAATTAAGATTATATGGATATGGCGATAAAGAAAATTTTAACCCAAGATTAATTCAAATATATTCTGATTTATACGAATCAGTAAAAAAATCTAATAGAAATTTTTATTTAACATCTTCATGTGTTAGTTGTTTAGGAGACATAATAAATTTACCTAATGTTTATTTATTTGGTGATAGAAAATCTGAAGAAAATTTAGGGGATGTTAATTTCTATGAAATAGAGGGTGGTAGAGAAAAACAATTAGATATACTTTATAATTACATTGCAGAAATGGTTATGATAACAGAAACTAATGATGTTTATTATCATTCAATACATTGGCCGTCAACATTCATGTATTACGGATTTGTAAATAATAAAAACATAAAAATATCACATATTAGTGTGATTGATTAATACTTAATATAAAATGAAAATAAAATTAATTGATGAAAATTTAGTGGGACAACCGGGTTTGTCCAGATATATTGACCCTAAAACAAATTGGGAAAGAGAACCTGAAAATCATAATATTGCAATTTATGCTGACCGTATGTGTTTTACTCAACCTATTGATGACACAAAAATAAACTGTGCTTGGTTAATTGAACCTCCAATTATTAATGGTGAGAATTATCGAGATATTATTATAAATAAAGAAAAATTTAAATACATTTTTACTCACCACAAAAATTTATTACCTCAATCGGATAATGTTGTCTACATACCCCACGGAGGTACTTGGTTAAGAGAGGAAGACATTAATATACATGACAAATCAAAAACAACGAGTTGTATTTTTTCTTGGAAAAATTGGAATTCTTATCATAGAATGAGATTTAGAGTTTACGACAGATTAAAAGACGATAATAGAGTTGATTTTTATGGGTCAGGATGTGATGTACAACTTGATTATAAAATTGACGCGTTAAAAGATTATATGTTTTCAATTGTTATTGAAAATAGTATTGAGACAGACTATTTTACCGAAAAGATATTAGATTGTTTCTTATCAGGAACAATTCCTGTTTATGTTGGGTCAAAAACAACTTCTCAATATTTTGACGAGAATGGTATTATCTATTTTGAAGGTGATGAAGATTTACCATCAATTTTAGAAAAATTAAATACAGAATTTTATTTATCTAAATTAGACTCAGTTAAGAAAAATTTTGAACTGGCAAAAGAATACATGTTTCCTGAAAAATTAATTCAAAACTTTTTAAATAAAAATGTATAATAATATTTTAGTAACCGCAACTAACAGTGCTTATTATGAGTCATTACTCACTTTGATAAGTGGTGTCCATCAATATAGTGTTGATATTGTTGATAGAATTTTTATTTATAATCTAGGATTAGATGTAAATGAAATTAAAACATTGAATTCATTAAAAAATGTTGAAGTTATTGAGTTTCCTGAAAATTCAACAGATTTACATCCAAAATTTATGGAACCTAAGTCTTATGTATATAAGATTTATTGTATGTATCATTCATCAAAATTAGGGAATAATGTTTTGTGGTTAGATTCGGGTGCTAGTCCTCTAAAATCTATCAAAATTATTTATGACAAAATATTAGAAGATGATATTTTTTTAGTTGGAGATATTCACACTAATAGAGATTATACTCATACAGATTGTAGACAATGTTTATCTGCTAGTGAGGATGAGTTAAGTGGTAAACAATTATGGGCAGGACTTGTAGGATATAAATCAAATGGTAAATACCAACATATTTTTGACGAAGCATATAAGTTATCGTTAATTCCGGGATGTTTAGATGGTAATCAAGAAAACCATAGACACGACCAAAGTATTCTGTCTATTTTAACACATAGATATGATTGTCCAAGACAAGACATTGATATATTTGGATATTGGACTGATTGGAATCGTAATCTTAGTTTAGCAATTGAGATGGGGTCAGTAATATTTGCACATAGAAGAGGTCATAATGATAAAACAAATTTAATATATGAAAATTAATTTTAATGAAATACCAAAGTTTGTAATAAACCTTGAAAGAAGACCTGATAGGTTAGAGACGGTTACAAAAGAATTTGAATACATGGGTTGGGAGTTTGAAAGGTTCAACGCTGTTGATACAAATAGTTACGAAGGTTGTGCTTATTCACATCAAGAAGTTGCTAAAATAATATTAGAACGAGGTTATGAATATGCAATGGTGTTTGAAGATGACATCTTTTTTATGCCTTACACAAAAAAATTAATTCCAATGATTGAAGAGGAGTTAAGTAATACAGAATGGAGTTTTTTCCATTTTGCTCCTTCGATTCACAGACCTCTTAGTAAATTTTCTGAAAATTTGGTGGACCTAACAATATTACCTCCAAAAGACCCGGATAAACATAGAGGTATTTTTGGAACTTCAGGGTTCATTTTAACTAAAAAGGCTTGTGAATATATTGTTGAGTGGGACACCAATAAAATTATTGAGAACACCCATAAACAAGTTCCAATTGACGAATTTTTAGATAAAGGGGTTTATCCAAACATGAAATCATTTTCAGCAAAATTACCATTAGTTGTACAAAAAAGAGATTATTCCGATATTAATAAAACATTTGATTCAAATCATTATGTTATGACATATAATTGGAATGTTTATTTCCCGGATAAGTTAGACGGAGTATATTTAGATTACGATAAATGTTTAGAGTTAAGAAATAATAATGAAGGTTAAAATAATTACAAGTATTTACTCAGACCTTTATGGTTCTGAGTTAGGAGGAAGACAAGGAAGAAAAGACCACTATCGTTTTAGTTTATTGTCTTTATTAAAGATGACACAAGCAGATTTTATCTGTTACACCTCTGAAAGAGAATTAGAAGACTTAAAAGAGTTTTTTTATAAAAATCATGAAATTTCTGAAGATAGATTAAAATTTGTTTTATTTGATTTATCACAAAATGAATATCAAGATTTGATTAATAGTGTTAAAGATATTGAAGGTATTAAAAAATCTGATAGATGTTACGAAATTCAATACTCTAAATTTTCTTGGTTTAAAAATGAGGACAAAAGTTATGATTATTATTTTTGGTTTGATGCTGGATTATCACATACAGGGTTAATACCAAATAAATATTTGTCGGGACAAGGTCATAGATTTTATTATGAATCATCATTATTTAATGATAATTTTTTAAATAATTTAATTAAATATTCTGACAACAGGTTTGTTATGGTAGCAAAAGAAAATTCAAGAAATTATTGGGAAGGTACTGTAGACGCTAAATACTATACAACATATGACAATAGTGTTCATGTAATTGGTGGGTTCTTTGGGGGTAAAACAGAGTTGTGGGATAAGGTAGTTAAACAATTTGATGACTATGTTAAATTAATTTTACCCGAACAAAACAGATTGTTTTATGAAGAACATTATATGTCATTAATGTACCAAAATCACAAAGAATGGTTTAAGTCCCTAAATTTTGATATTTGGTGGCACCATGATAATTTTAAAGAAGGGTCCGAAGAATTTTTTCAAAAAAACAAAAGTTTTTATAAAATGTTAACAGAATTAAATAATATAAATGAGTAATATAACATTAGTAACAGGTATTTGGGATATTGGTAGAGGAGAATTATCCGAAGGATGGTCAAGGTCGTATCAACATTATTTAGATAAATTTGAACAATTATTGGATGTTCAAGAGAATATGATAATTTTTGGAGACGAGAGTCTTAAAGAATTTGTTTTTAAAAAAAGAAACGAATCAAATACTCAATTTATTGTTAGACCAATGGATTGGTTTACATCTTCTGAGTTTTTTCCATTAATTCAAGACATTAGAAATAATCCTAATTGGTATAACCAAGCCGGTTGGTTAGAACAATCAACACAGGCAAAATTAGAAAATTATAATCCATTAGTTATGTCAAAAGTTTTTCTTTTACATGATGCAAAAATATTTGATAAATTCGACTCCAAATATATGTTTTGGATAGATGGTGGTTTAACGAATACCGTCCACCCGGGATATTTTACTCACGATAAAGTCCTTGATAAATTATCAAAATATATTTCAAAATTTTCATTCATTAGTTTTCCTTATGGTGCTGAAACAGAAATACATGGATTTGAATATAATAAATTGAACTCTATTGCCGGTAGTAAAGTAAATAAAGTTTCTCGAGGAGGATTCTTTGGAGGTCCAAAAGATAGTATTTCTGATATTAACTCAATTTATTATGGATTGTTAAAATCGACACTTGAGGAGGGATATATGGGTACTGAGGAATCTATCTTCAGTATTATGTCATATAAACATTCTGATTTAATAAATTATTTTGAAATCGATTCGAGCGGGTTAGTTGGTAAATTTTTTGAGGATTTGAAAAATGATAAGTTAATTCCAAAAAACGAATCTAAAGTTAGTATTGTTAACAATTTAGATACAAGTAAAGTTGGTATGTATGTTTTGACTTTTAATAGCCCAAATCAATTTAAAACACTAATTAAATCAATGGAGACATATGATAATGATTATTTGTTAAAAACAAAGAAATTTTTGTTGGACAACTCAACTGATTTAACAACCACTGAAGAATATCTACAATTATGTGAAGAACATGGTTTTGAACATATAAAAAAGGAAAATCTTGGGATTTGTGGTGGAAGACAATGGATTGCAGAACATTTTAATGAAACGGAATTAGATTATTATTTATTCTTTGAGGATGATATGTTTTTTTTCCCTAATGAAGGGTCTGTGTGTCGAAATGGATTTAATCGATATATCCCAAATTTATACACTAAGTCTTTAGAAATAATTAAAAAAGAAAATTTTGATTTCTTAAAACTTAACTACTCCGAATTTTATGGGGATAATGGGACACAATGGTCATGGTACAATGTACCACAATCCGTTAGAGAGGAGTTTTGGCCGGACAAACCTTCACTGCCTCACATGGGATTAGACCCAAATGCACCTAAAACTAAATTCACCTCAATTTTATCTTACAAGGGTTTACCATATGGTTGTGGAGAAGTTTATTATTGTAATTGGCCTCAAATTGTGAGTAAACATGGTAATAAAAAAATGTTTTTAGACACTACTTGGGGACATCCATTTGAACAAACTTGGATGAGCCATATGTATCAATTAGTAAAAAAAGATGAATTATCTTCAGGTCTTTTACTATTAACTCCAACGGAGCATGATAGGTTTGAACATTATAACGGAGATTTACGCAAAGAGTCATAACGATATATTTATTGTTATGGAATTTTATATCAAACAAAACGCGACATTACCTGTATTAAAAATGCAAGTTGTTAAAGACGGTAGAGCCGGTTATCAACAACTTATGCAAGATTTAGAGGTTTCTACAATATTTTTTACAATGATTGATGTGGAGACGGGTATACCTAAAATTGTATCCGCCCCCGCTCAAATTGTAAATTTGATTTTACCTGACGGAGCGGCTCCGGAATACTACATTTATTTTAAATTTACCTCAAGAGATACTAATACTCCGGGAAGGTATGAAGGACAGTTTTTAATTAAAAATGATGAGGGAAATCTAATACTCCCAATTAGAGAAGAACTCTATATTAATGTCCAACCAAGTTTTATTTCTGAAACTGCTTGTTGCTAATTTGATTCTTAAATTTAATTAACTATATTTATCTACGATGAGTAAGGCGAACTTCACAACTAAGTGATTGCTAATATACCACTCCAAGATAATATATGATAGACAGTAATGAAATTGAGTCATTCCTCCACGGAAATGACCCGGAAGAGTTTATAGTTGCCATCGAGTATGACTACCGAGACAACTGTATTTACAAAATTAAGGAGATTCCCGGTAAAGGGAAAGAAATCCGTAAAGACACTTTTACCCCGTTCGCTTGGGTAGGTGATTTAAAAAAACTAAAATTTTATAACGATTCAAAAACATCACAGAAAGAGGCCATGTCTAAATATGGTATTCTAATTGAGAAATTGGAAACTCATGGAAATGAACGACTTGAAAAAGGATTGACTTACTTGGTTAAATCCATGAAAGGTTATAGAGAACTTATTCAATTCTTTAGGGATGGTGGGTGTGACCCATGGGGAGATAAGGCCAAAGATAAAATAACTCTTTTATCTCCGGTCGAACAATATCTTGTATCTAAAGAAAAAAGATTATTCAAAGGGTTTGAAAACTATAACGAGGTTACTCGAATGGTTTATGACTTGGAGACGACCTCTCTTGAACCTAAGGACGGTCGTATCTTCATGATTGGTATCAAAACCAATAAAGGATTCCATAGAGTAATTGAGTGTACTGATGAAAATGAAGAAAAAGGTGCTATCATTGAATTCTTTAAAGTAATCAATGAACTTAAACCATCAATTATTGGTGGGTATAACTCAGCAAACTTTGACTGGCATTGGATATTTGAAAGAAGTAAAATATTGGGGATTGATTTGAAAAAGGTATGTAAATCATTAAACCCCAACCATTCTTATACTCGTAAGGATGGTATGTTAAAATTAGCTAATGAAGTTGAAACTTATACTCAAACCTCGATTTGGGGTTATAATGTAATTGATATTATTCATGCAGTTCGTAGAGCCCAAGCAATCAACTCAAGTATTAAAGCAGCTGGTTTAAAATATATTACCAAATACATTAATGCCGAATCCCCAAGTCGTGTTTACATTGACCACTTAGACATCGGTCCATTTTATGCAAACAAAGAAGATTTTTGGTTAAATACGACCAATGGTAATTATAAAAAAGTTGGTGTTGACCCCAAGATTGATGAAATATGTGGAAGACGAACTGATACTTACGAAAAAACTAGTGGAGATAAGTTAGTAGAGATGTATCTTGACGATGACTTAGATGAAACCCTTAAGGTGGACCAAGAGTTCAACCAAGGTTCATTCTTGTTGGCGGCAATGATTCCAACAACATACGAAAGGGTTTCAACTATGGGTACCGCAACATTATGGAAAATGTTAATGTTGGCTTGGTCTTATAAACACGGAATTGCAATTCCTGCTAAAGAGGCGAAGACAGACTTCGTAGGAGGTCTTTCAAGACTTCTAAAAGTTGGATACTCTAAGAATGTTCTAAAACTTGACTTTAGTTCCCTATACCCCTCAATTCAGTTGGTACACGATGTATTTCCTGATTGTGATGTTACGGGAGCAATGAAAGGTATGTTAACCTATTTCCGTAATACTCGTATCAAATACAAACAATTATCCGAAGAATACTATGAGATAGATAAAGCAAAATCTGAATCATATGGTAATAAACAATTACCGATTAAGATTTTTATCAACTCAATGTTTGGGGCTCTATCAGCTCCACAGGTATATGCTTGGGGAGATATGTATATGGGGGAACAAATTACTTGTACCGGTAGACAATATCTTCGTCAAATGATTAAATTTTTCATGACAAAAGGATATGTTCCTTTAGTTATGGATACGGATGGTGTCAACTTCTCTACTCCGGATGAAGCAAATGACCGTGTATATGTTGGTCGAGGATTAAATTGGAAAGTAAAAGAAGGTAAAGAATATTACGGACCTGAAGCGGATGTTGCGGAGTATAATGATATTTTTATGAGAGGTGAGATGGCCCTCGATACTGATGGGGTTTGGCCATCAACTATTAATTTAGCTCGTAAGAATTATGCAGTTATGGATTCTAAAGGTAAAATTAAGTTAACCGGGAATTCAATTAAGTCTAAAAAATTACCATTATATATTGAGGAATTTTTAGATAAAGGTATTAAGTTATTACTTGAGGGTAATGGTCAGGTGTTTGTCGAATACTACTATGAGTATTTACAAAAAATATACGATAAACAAATTTCTTTAAGTAAAGTAGCTCAAAGAGCAAGGGTTAAATTATCTTTAGATGATTATAAAAAACGATTATCGACCAAGACAAAATCGGGAAATAGTATGTCTCGAATGGCACATATGGAATTGGCGTTACAAGAAAACTTAAAAGTTAATTTAGGGGATGTTATCATGTATGTTAATAATGGTTTAAGGGCATCCCACGGGGATGTTCAGAAAAAAGGTGATGGGGTTCAATTAAATTGTTATATGTTAGATAAAAATATATTAGATGATAATCCGGATTTACAAGGAGATTATAATGTTGCAAGGGCAGTAACAACCTTCAATAAGAAACTTCAACCATTAATGGTTGTATTTCAAGATGAGGTTAGAAATAATTTATTAGTAAATGAACCCGAAAAGAGAGGAATATTTACAAAATCACAATGTGAACTGATTAATGGTCACCCATTAGAAGAAGGTTCCCAAGATAGATTACAGGAAGATGTTTTAGACATAACCGAACAAGAAATGAGATATTGGGAGAAACGAGGTTTATCTCCCAATTATATGTACGACTTAGCCGAGAAAGGTTGGGAAGAAAAGTTAATCGAGATGGCATAAAAAAAGTGGTCGAAAGACCACTTTTGTTTTTTATGATTGTTTTAATCCATCAGAAGATAAAATATACCAATTACCATTAACATGTCTGAATTCAATACACGAATATTTATCCGCAATTAATTCGTCATAGTCCTCATCAATTTTCCCAATGTCGGGTTTGATGGTAACTTTAGTCATTGATTTAATTACAATATGGTCAGTTGTTTTTGAATCTAAAGTAATTAATGATTGTAAGACACCTCTAACGATAATACAACTTTCTCCATTAGTTCTATAGTCTAATTCAGATACTACAGAAATTTCTGAAGAATCAACTACTAGTCCGTTTATTATTTTTCTTGATGGTATTGATTTAATTATTGCCATATTCTTATATTACGTAAATTTGTCGAGGCATAGCTCTAAATTTCATTTGTTTGTTTAAATTTTCTGCGATTAACGCTTCTCGTTCCATCACTTTTTCGGGTCTTAATCTTGTTAACCAACCTTCCGCACCTGTTAATTCTTCGATTAATTTTGTTTTCTCATCTTTCGCCTCAGTTGATAGTGATTGATAATCCATTGTTAATTCACTATCAGGTGTTTTAAGATTACCAGTATATTTTCCTCGAACTCTCGCCAAAGTTTCTTTACAGTATGCGGTAAACCATCTTCTAACCCATTGTTGACCTGGTATGTTTAAATCTTCCCATAACATATTATCCATTGGAACATCTGAAGGTAATTTAATAACATCAGGATTGTTTTTTAAACAATCTGCTCTATTGTCAGGACTCACATCATAATACCAATACCACACGGCTTTACCAACATAATTAGTGAAACTACCCCAATTAAATCTTCCTCCCGGTGTATTGTATAAATGAATCATTTTTTTACCGTCAGGTAAACCGGTAATTCTATATGTTAACGAACCACCTAAAATTCTATTAAGAATGTTTGATTCTTGTGCTCTAATTAAATAATCGAATCCTGACATCATAAAATAAGAACCTTGATTACCCATTTGGGAAAATCCTGCTTCACTGGCACCAAGACCAGCACCTCCAAAAGGACCTCCAAAACCACCCATCATTCCGAGATTATATGGTCTATCACTAAACCATAACAATTCATTTACCTCACGACCTGCGGGTATTTCATATGTTTGAGTGTTAGCACTTAAAATAAAATAATCTTTTTTCAACACCCAAGGACCATCGGTTTGTAATCCAACAATTTTAGAGTATGAATAACTAAATTGTTGTTCAAAGTCCATTGTTCGAGTAATCAATGCCTTGGCAACTGATTTCTCATTCATATTTAGATTGACTAAATTAACCCATTGACTGTCTATTAACCATTGAAGAACATATTCCTCATAGTCTCCAATAGATAATTCCATCAATGAGTCCATCATCTCATCTTCAAGCTCAACACTTCTAAGTGGTGCACCTAATTGATGTTTGACTCTCGTATAAATTTTACTTCTTTCTGGTTCCGGTATAACTGCCATGACTATAAATATATTAAAATTTGTTATTGTAATTCATACAATAATGAGTTAGATGGAAATATGTATTCACCATTAACAATTTCTTTAATTTTATTATCAAAAATTAAAACTTTCCCACGGCTTTCAAAAATCATCCAATCAGTATTATATTTTCCAATAATACCATTACCAATAATAGTGATATTATCATTATTAATTTGCTTGGAGTTATACCCCTTAATTTGTGCGGTTTTAGTCTCACCGTTTAATGTTATTTTCATATCAATACCACCAATAGCATCTTTTCTAATTCCGGGACCTCCCACCATTTCAGTTTTAACATTATTACCAAAATTCTTTACAAGTACATCTGACACAGTATTTTCTCGTCTTCTTCCTTGTTGTTCACGAATATCTAAAACTTTTATTAAATTTTTGAAAGTGCTACTATTAACATCAAAAATCCTTTCTTTATAGTAATTAATCGCATTAAGGAATCTTTCTGTTTCTCTTACTTGTTCTTTAGGAGTTTTATTTTTAAAATCAATTGGTAGTTTATTTGGTATTTGTTTAATGACTTGATTAATATCATTAACTAAAACACAAAAGGTTGAATAATTAGTATTAATATTATTAATTAAAGACCTCCCGGGACCTTCTACATCGTAAAATCCTGGTAAATAAATCTCACCTGGATTTGCAATATATTTGTCAGAAAAAACTTCTTTAAGGATTTTATCCATTCCATTTCTATAAATCCATTTAACATCTTGATTATTGTCATATAATTTTCCAAAAAACGAGTTATCTGAAAAAGAACATGATTCTGATTTACCTTCCATTAATATTTGTTTAATTTTTGTTGACTCAAGAAGTTTTGTCTCAGTTTTCATTTCATATAGTTTGGAGACAAAATCCCAATTCACTACTTTCCAAAAGTTTGAAATATATTCATCCCTTTTATTTCTATACTTTAGATAGTATGCATGTTCCCATAAATCTAAACCTAATAGTGGAAACCCACCACCTTCAATAACATTCATTAATGGATTGTCCTGATTTGGAGTTGACATAATCTTTAAGGTATTTTTTGATGTTAAAACTAACCATACCCATCCGGACCCAAATCTTTCTTTTGCAATTTTTTCAAACTCTTGTTTAAATGACGATAAATTACCATATTGTTTGTTAATTTTTGTTAACAAATCACCTTTAAGTCTCATTGGTTTTGGTGATAACATATTCCAAAATAATGCGTGGTTAAACGCACCACCGGCATTATTTCGTATAGTTTTGTCAAATTGGCTAATTTTTTTAATTATTTGGATTAATTCTAAATCCCCCTGTTTTTTCTTTGAAAGAGCGTCATTCAATTTATCAACATAACCTTTATAATGTTTGTTGTAATGAAATTCCATCGTTTCAGGGTCAATAAATTGTTTCAGGGCTGAGTAAGAATAAGGAAGTTTTTCAATTCCAATTTTCTTCATTTCGGTTATTAACAATCTTTGTTCCTTTAATACATGATTTCCAAGGATTACTGTTTCTAACTCGTTAATTTTTTGTTCTATTTTTTTCATATGTTTGGTTTAACCATTACATATAAATAATCAAAAATTAATTTAACGACGCATTTCATTAATTCTCTTTAAAATTTCTTCAGCTGCGTCGGCAGTATTTTGATTATCACCCATAACGGTTGCTATAACTTGTTTTTTATTGTGGAGTATGTCATAAATAATTCCTTCAATCGTATTTTCGAAAATTGGATAATAAACTAGTACATTATTTTTTTGCCCGTATCTATAAGCACGGTCTTCCGCCTGTGCGTGGTCGGATGGTAAAAATGATAAGTCATTAAAAATTACCGCTTCTGCCGATGTCAATGTAATACCAACACCCGCAGCTTTAATATTACCAACAAATACTTTTATCTTATCGTTTTCTTGAAATTGGTCAACACTAAATTGTCTCTCTACTTTAGACATTGAACCATCAAGCTTAACCGCCGCCTTTCCAAAATGTTCTGTAATTTTATTTAATGAATCGGTAAAATTACAAAAAATTATGACTTTTTTATCTTGTTCAATAATATTTTCAGCAATTTCTATTGTTTGACTTATTTTTTCATCTGCAATGATTTGACGAATCTTAGTTAATTTTGTAAATTGAACTGTTAAAGATTTTGATTCTTCCGGATTCTTCTCGTACCAATTATAATAATCCCCCATTACTTCCTCATAAAGTTTAGACTTTAATCTTAGATAAACCGGAGTAATAATTTTATCAGGTAAATCTAAAACATTTTCTTTTAATCTTCTCAGAGTAAGACCCGCAGTTCTATCTCGTAATTCTTCAAGATTTGATGCTCCTTGGACATTCCAAATTTTTCTTGGACCAACTTTAAATTGAAAACCGGCACAGTAACGAATAACATATGCCATCCAATTCTTGGCAACAGGTGAATCAATTAAACTAAGTAAATTAAAATAATCGATTGGACGGGAAGTCATAGGTGTACCGGTTAACAACCATAATCTATCAACACTTTTTGTAATGTCGTTAATAAGTTTTGTTCGTTGAGCTTGTGCGTTTTTAATATAATGAGCCTCATCAATAATTATTAAATCAAATTTTGACATTAAAATTAAAGAATCGTCTTTCTTTTTTGGGTCATGAAAATTTTTCATAATGTCATAATTAACAATAACAAAGTCGTCCTCAGTACTAAATTGTTTTCCTTCTGAGATAAAAATACTTCTATCAGAATAGTTTTCAATTTCTCTTTTCCAGTTAATTTTAAGAGTTGCGGGACAAATGATTAGAATTTTTTTTGCTCCGGTCTCTAAAGCCGCCATAATTGTTGAAGTAGTTTTTCCTAATCCCATATCATCAGCAAGGATAAACTTTTTATTCTCAACTAATTTTTGAACGGCCTCTTTTTGATGGTCAAGAGGAGGGCGATTAGAGTATTTTGAATAATCAATTACAACATCCTTAACTGTATTATCTTTAATGATGGCAGCTTTGGGTAACCAAAAATGATGAAATTCTTCAGTTTCAAATACTTTACCCCAAATATGATAAGCCTTTTCTTTATCAGATAATAGTTTTTCAACCCAAACTTTTTTTGGTATTTCGGTGTATAGTTTATCGTCCGCAAGTTTTTGTGCGAAGTAGGTATCAAGAATTACCCATTTCTTAGCGACTTTGGGTTCTTTGTCGTGATTGTTAATTATGTATTCTGATTGACTCCTTGTTGGATAAAATTTTCTATTTAATTGAGACTTTCGTTTTAACTCAATCAGGTAGTTATTACCACCTTCATAGGTTTCCAATAGGGACAATGCTTTTGACTCGAGACTTACATTCATCTATACAAAAAATATTTGAACTAAATATAGTCAATATTGAAGTATTTATCAATATATGCAAAAATTAGTTCCAATTACAAGATTAGGTAAGTTCTTCGGAGCTGAAGATTATTCTCTCGACATAGGTATGGGGGAAGAATGGTTATTGGGTGATATGAACTTTACCGTTATTCTTTATAGAGTTGATAGAAATAAAACCAAAACTGATGATGTTTATGGAGAGGTAACCGAAGATGGAATCCAATTCATGACTCCGGTTGAATTACAAGGTTTAGTTCAGGTAATGGCACCGTCATCTAAAAATTATGGTAACTCACGAGTTGAATTACAAGAACCGGGTAATATGAAGTTTTCATTATATCAAAAAACTCTTGATGAGTTAGGTGTCGAAATATTTCAAGGGGATTATCTTGGGTATTATGAAACTGAAGACAGAGTTAGATATTATGTTGTGAGTGATGATGGATATGTTAGGTCTGATAATAAACACACTTATGCTGGATACAAACCATTTTATAGAAGTATTGTTGCCACTTATGTAAGTGAAAATGAATTTAAAGGGATATAATGGAATACATAATAAAAGAGAGTAAATTATTTAACACCATCTATCAGTATATTGATAGTAATTTAAACTCAAATGAGATTAATTGGGATTATGGTTTAGATGATGCTGAAAATGAATATTCTGAGACGGAAGAAAACGAAAATTATTTAATTTTCTACAAAGGAGAAGGATGGAGCGATGTAGTTTTTGATTATTTCAAGCCGGATTATTATGAAGATAAACCATTCACTATATCGTTTAGAAATCGTGCACCTATTTTAGTAGTTTTGGATGAATTTGGGGAACTTTTAGATAATATGTTTGATATATATTGGCACGAACCTATGAAAAAATGGTTTGAAGATAAATTTAATTTACCGGTTAAATTTGTGACGAGTGTGGTTGGTCATGGGATTTAACCGATGGTGGGGACAACCCATTCTATAGAAGTATTGTTGCAACTTACGTAAGTGAAAATGAATTTAAAGGGATATAATGGAATACATAATAAAAGAGAGTAAATTATTTAACGCAATCTATCAGTATCTTGATAGTTATTTAGACCCAAGTGAAATGGATTGGGTTTATGGAATTGGTTTTGATGAAGATGGTTATGAAGATATAGATAAGGATAATGAAAACTTTTTAATCTTCTTTAAAGGCGAGTGGAGTGGAGAGGATTATACTGATATTGTTTTTAATTATTTTGATGTAGATTATTATGAAGATGAACCATCAGAACAATCATTTAGAAATCAAGCTCCAATTTTAGAAGTTATGGGTGAATATGCGGAACATTTAGACAGTATGTTTAATGAACACTGGGAAGAACCTATGAAAAAATGGTTTGAAGATAAATTTAATTTACCGGTTAAATCGTTGTCTACACATTATTAATGATGAAAGTATTAGTTAAAGAATCCCAATTAAGGAGAATATTTGAAATTGTCACAAAAGATAAAGTAATTTGTGACGAGTGTGGTTGGTCATGGGATTTAGCCGATGGTGGTGACGACCCTTACATTTGTCATAAGTGTGGTCACAATAATTCTGAAGAAAATTATATTGGAAAAAGAGTTATGGTTTATTATAACCTTCACAAACATACATTTTCAGTGACATATAAATCTAAAGTGATAATACACGCTGATTATGTTAAATTAGGGGATGTTGAGTTTAGAGTTAGAAAAGGTGGAAGAGAAAAAGTAGTTAGAGAAAAAAGTAAAAATGTTCACTCATTTGTGATTGGAACATTAATAGATTATTGTGTATACCCTTGCGAAAACTTACCAAGTGAACCAAATAGTAATATAGTAACCTATAACCCATACAAGTATAATTCATTTGTTATGAAAGACACAGAAGAACCAATATATTATACTGATGAAGTGGAAATGATAAATTTAAAAAATAAAATATTTATAGCAGAAAAATGAAATTATTAAAATTACTCAATAAAAACATATTGAATGAGGTTTCTGAAAAAGTAAAAAACCAATTATATTCAAAATTTAAAGACAATACTTCTGATAGTCGTGAAATGGTTATGTCTAATATTGACTTATTTGACCGATATAAAGAAAGTTTACCTTCGGATAAAAGAGATATTACAAAATATTCATATAATGACTTAAAATCTTTTGTGGATTCAAAACAAAGTGTTAAAACAATATCTGATATATTCAAACAATTTAAGAAAAAAGAAAAGGGGATTGAAAATAATGCATTGACCAAATACATTAAAAAGTTTTTAGAAATTAAATCTGAGATTCCAAAAGAGTTTCAAGATATTAATAAGTTAACTTATTTACAATTAGTTAAATTAATTGATAAGGGTTACTATCAATTATTAAATAAAAAAATGATTGAAAAGTTTTCAATAGAAAACCCTAATTTAACCAAAGAACAAATAATTTTTTATCTTAATAATTACAATGAAAATTTTGATTTAATACCATTTGAAACTAAAGGAATTGATAAAATGTCTTTTTCTGAATTGGAACATTTATTAGATGGGTTAGAAGGTAAAAAAGAATCAAATGGTAATGATAAACAAGATGTTGAAGATATTGATTTAAAATACGACCAAAACAACTTAAAAATATTTGCACCAAAAACTAAAGACCAATGTATTCGTTTGAAGAATGGTAGAGGTTGGTGTACGAGTCGTGAAGGTAGTGGAAATATGTATTACAACTATAGACTAGGTAGTGAAAGAACACTTTATTATGTAATTGATGAAGACAAAAGTTTTGACGATTTAAACTTTGCAACCGTAATTCTTGTTGACCCTAACGGAAGAAAATCAATGGCAGATAAATCTAACTCGGGAAAATACGGTGGTAGTACAAATTTACCTTGGGATGAAATTGTTTCAAAAGTACCAAAACTTGAAGGGTTAGAAGATATTTTTAAACCTGAACCTTTAACACAAGAAGAGAGAGAGTTAATTAATATTGTTAAAAATGTTAGAGTTGGTAATAATCCAATGGAATCTTTTGAAAATACACAACAAGTAGAAATGTGGTTAGAATATAATAGCCCTAATTTATCTGATGTTCAGTATTCTAATTTAACACCAAATTTAAAGAAAAAATATATTGCGTTAGGGATGAATTTATCTACAGTAATGATTAATTCATCAGAACCCGAAGTATTAAAATATTATATTACGAAAAAAATTGATATAATTAAAGGTAGTGAAATTAGTAGACTATCAGGAGAGGATATTGCATTACTAAACACTCCAATGTTGAAAAAAGTAAAAGAAGAATTAAAACCTAAATTTGCGTCTTCCGTAACATCAAATAGTGGTGAAAAATTAGTTATTGATAGTTTCACTAATGGACCTATTGGTAAATTTATAGGACTTTATGGGTTAGAGGATTTATTTAAGTCTTTACCTTCAAATTTAAAAGAGTTTCAAATCCAAAATAAGGATGACAAGAATAATATAATTATTACCATCCCTGAAGACATTGGAAGATTCAAAGATTTGAATATGATTATGTTGGATAATTGTGTTACCGGTATTCCGGATTCTGTTTGTACTTTACCTAAATTAAAATTTTTAGCGTTAATTAATAATAGACAACTTGAATCAGTTCCTGAGTGTGTTTCAAACATTCCAACATTATTATTCCTTAATTTGAAAGGTAGTCCAAATGTTGAAGTACCTCAATCAATTAGAGAAAAAGGAACCGACATGGGAGGTGGTATGTGGGATTTACAAGACTAATTATAAAAAAATATTTAATATGCCATTACCAAAGAAAGTTATACCAACATTACCATTAGTTCCACACAAGACATTGTCTGCTCGTAGGGAACAACTATTGGAATATATCAACAAAGACGGAACTTATTTACCTAAGTCGGTATTACACGCCGATTTAGATAGAGGAATGTTAGATTTTGTTAAAACTGATTTAGAGGTTGTTACCGCAGGAAAAGTGGTTCCAATGGTGGATATCATTATCACAACACAAAACTGGGCTCAATATGTTGAGACTGCGTTATTTGTTGATTTAGATTATAACCCATCCCCGCCCTTCATCACAGTAGTAAGAAGTCCCGAGGTTAAATTTGGTACCAATCCATCATTACAATATACGATTCCGGATAGAAAACAATTTTATTATGCATCGGTTCCGACTTGGAATGGAAATGTTCAAGGTATGGACATTTACACAATTCCTCAACCGGTTCCTGTAGATATTAATTACAGTGTGAAGATAATTTGTAATCGTATGAGAGAACTTAATCAGTTGAATAAAGTGATTATGCAAAAATTCTCCTCAAAACAAGCTTACACTTTTATCAAAGGACAATATGTTCCGATTGTAATGAATAATGTTTCTGATGAATCTCAAATGACAATGGAGGCTAGAAAGTATTATGTTCAAAGTTATGACTTCACCATGTTAGGTTATTTGATTGATGAAGAAGAATTTGAAGTTAAGCCAGCAATTGCAAGAGTAACACAACTTATGGAATTAACCGGAACAGTAAATGGTAGAAAAAGAGACAAATACCCTAAGAATTCTAATGAATTTTTAGAGAATTATTTATTCATCATTGGAAACAATACTTTAACCGATATTGTTTCATATACTGCTAATCTTTCTTTCAGAACTTGGTCGAATGTTGACTCATACGATGTTTACATCAATGAAGATTTTTATGGTACTGATGTCCAAAATATCCAAATAACAACTAACGATATTTTAAGAATCGATGTTGTTAAAACTGACAACACTTTGGAGTCTACTATTCAGTTTGAAAGTGTATTAGTTTAATCCTCTCCGTAGATATCTTTCTTCTCTTTACAGGTTTCTGTAATTAATTTTTCTAAAAACTTATAAATTTTCAATCCTCGTTTTTCACAGTACTTTTTAAGTATCTCGTGGACGGCGGGGTCTATTTTAATGTTCTTGATTTCTTTTGTCTGTTTCATAGGTAGAAAAAAGGTAGAATTTATTCATACTCTTTACAAATAGATATTCAAAAGTAAAGTTTTTTGATATTCTATTGAATATTTATCTATAAAATAAATCTACAATAGAATAATTAAATAATGGCAACAGCACAAGCAAATCAAAAAGTTTTCGTTTCACCGGGAGTATACACTTCAGAAACTGACTTATCATTCGTAGCACAAAGTGTAGGTGTTACTACCTTAGGTTTAGTTGGTGAGACTTTAAAAGGTCCTGCTTTCGAACCGGTATTTATAACAAACTATGACGAATTCCAAGCCTTTTTTGGAGGAACAGAACCAACCAAATTTGTTAATACACAAATCCCTAAATATGAATCAGCATATATTGCCAAATCTTACTTACAACAATCAAATCAATTGTTTGTTACAAGAATCTTAGGTTTATCAGGATATGACGCAGGACCATCTTGGAGTATTAGAGTTACTGCAAATGTTGACCCAACAACTATTAATCAAAACCCAACCGGAGCTACTGCTTGGTCAGTATCATTTACTGGTTCAATCAGCGCAGGAACTGTTAATTTTATTAGTGGGGCATTCCCATCTGCAGTTCAAGCAGATTTCTTTAATCAATATAGACTTTCTGATGGAAGTACATCAACATATGATGATGACATAACTAATACTATATTAACATTAGTAGGTAACCCAACATTGTCCGCAACAACGGCAATTGCTTATGGTTCAATACCTGAAAGTGATTATTGGACTTTAGTAAATCAATATGGTACTGTTGTAAATTCATATGGTGTTGATAATCTTGACTTAGCGGATAATGATTTATCTGCTGGACAAAATGATTCATGGTTCTATGCGAATTTTGATAATTATACAGAAAACTCTTATTCAGGTTATTCATTTGACTATGTGTTTAATTCAATTACAACTGGAGTAACCGATAGTTTTTCAGGAACTATATCGGGAGATTACTATAGTTTTACCGGAACTGCTTATACTGAATATAACAACATGGTTGTTGCAACACTTCGTTCAAGAGGTATTTCATTATATGTTAATACCTCAACTAGTGATAATCACGGACCTGTTTATGAAGTAAGTGGATTAACGGATGTTACATTATTATCTACTGACCAATATGTTGAAATTGACAAAAACCCATACGCATCATTTGGATTATCAGGTGTTACTAAAGATGGTGATAATTTCACTTTTGAGACTAACTTATCAGCATCGTCTTCAAAATTCATTAATAAAGTATTAGGTGTTGATAATTTTGGGAAATCAAGAAATGAAGTTCCTTTATTTGTTGAAGAAATTTATCCGGGTTCATTAGCTTTCGCTTATAATCAAGGTTATATTAGAGGTATCAATCCTGAATTAGTTGCATTACCGGGTGCTAGAAGTGAAGACCCTTCATCAATAGCATATAATGTAGGACAATATCAATCACCAAGTACACCATTCTTAGTTTCAGAATTAAGAGGTAATAAAGTTTATAAATTATTTAAATTCGTTTCAATCTCTGATGGAGATTCCGCGAATTTAGAAGTTAAAGTGTCAATTGCGAATTTATCATTTAATAATATGACCTTTGATGTATTAGTAAGAAATTTCTTTGATTCGGATTCTAATCCTGTTGTTATTGAGAAATTTACTAACTGTAATATGGACCCTAACTCTAATAACTTCGTAGCTAAGAAACTTGGTACAACTAATGGAGAATACGCATTACTTTCAAAATATGTAATGATTGAAATGGCTGATGAGGCACCAATCGATGCAATTCCTTGTGGATTTGAAGGGTATACACAACGAGAGTATGACACAGTTTTAAACCCATCTCCGGTTCCAAAATTCAAAACAAAATATTTCTTCCCTGGTGAAACTATTGCTAATCCACCATTTGGAGCGGCAACAGGTGGTTCAAACCTTGTTGAGTCTCCGGGAGATATTGTTAGAAGAACTTATTTAGGTTTCTCAACACAATATGGTATTGATGAGTCATTCTTAAGTTATAAAGGTAGACAAACTCCACAAGCTTGGGTTGTTGCACCTCAACCAATTGAAGGGGATACTTGGAATTATGTAAGTAAAGGTTTCCACATGGACTCAGGTGCTACAGTTGTTACAATTACCAATAGTTCATTAACAAGTGGTCAAACAGCGTTTGAATGTGGTACTGCAGAATTTAGAGCGGACCCTGAAACTCAAGAAAATCCTTACTACTTCATTTACTCAAGAAAATATACTATATGTTTTGCTGGCGGATTTGACGGATGGGATATCTATAGAGAGTTTAGAACAAATCAAGATAGATTCCAATTAGGTCAATCAGGATTCTTGGCAGGAGCATCGTCTTCTACGAGATACCCTAACGCTACCGGTAGTGGTTTATTTAAAAGAATTACAGTTGCTAACAACACTCAAGATTTTGCAAATACTGACTATTACGCTTACTTACTTGGTATTTTAACATTTAGTAATCCTGAGGCAACAAACATTAACGTGTTTGCAACTTCAAGTATTGACTACAATAATAACTCAAATCTTGTTGAAGAAGCAATTGATATGATTCAATTCCAAAGAGCTGACTCGGTTTATATTACAACAACACCTGATTATAATATGTACACTCCGGATTCAACAAATCCTCAAGACATAATTTATTCTCAAGAGGCAGTTGATAACTTAGACAATACAGGAATTGACTCTAACTATACTGCGACCTACTACCCTTGGATTTTAACAAGAGATACTGTTAATAACACACAAATTTATTTACCTGCAACAGGTGAAGTTTGTAGAAACTTAGCGTTAACAGATAACATTGCGTTCCCATGGTTCGCATCTGCGGGTTACACAAGAGGTCTTGTAAACTCAATTAAGGCAAGAGTTAAGTTGACTCAAGAAGATAGAGATACACTTTACCAAGGTAGAATTAACCCTATTGCAACTTTCTCTGATGTAGGTACTGTTATTTGGGGTAATAAAACATTACAAATTGCTGATACAGCACTTAATAGATTGAATGTAAGAAGATTATTACTTCAAGCTCGTAAGTTAATTTCAGCGGTGGCAGTGAGGTTATTGTTTGAACAAAACGACCAGATTGTTAGACAACAATTCTTGGATAGTGTTAATCCAATATTAGACTCAATTAGAAGAGACCGAGGTTTATATGATTTCCGTGTAACTGTTTCATCTTCACCTGAAGATTTAGATAGAAATACTTTAACAGGTAAAATTTACTTGAAACCGACGAAAGCATTAGAGTTCATAGATATTGAGTTCTTCATTACTCCAACAGGAGCTTCGTTCGAGAATATTTAATAAAAACCATAAGTGGGGACTCGTCCCCACTTTTTAGCCGATTATGAAAAAAAATACATTAAAAGAAGGGATTAGTGAACAGGGCACTCCTGATATGAAATATTATGCTTTCGATTGGGATGATAATATTGTTCATATGCCAACCAAGATTATGGTTAAAACTGAGGACGGTGACGAAATTGGGATGGGCACTGATGATTTTGCTGAGTATAGACATCAAATAGGTAAAGAACCTCTTGAATACAATGGAGAGACTATTGTAGGATATGGAGACGAACCTTTTAAAAACTTCCAAACACCGGGAGATAAAAAATTTATAATTGATGCAATGAGAGCTAAAGTTGGACCGGCGTTTGACGACTTTAGAGAGGCTATAAACGAAGGTTCTATCTTTTCCATCATAACTGCTCGTGGACACAATCCTAATACCTTAAAACAAGCCGTATACAATTATATCATAGAAGGATTCAATGGGATTGACAAAGATGAGTTAATTAAGAATCTCAAAAAATATAGAAGTATTTCCGGTGATGATGAAATGGCTGATGACGAATTAATTAAAACTTATTTGGATATGTGTAAGTTCCATCCAGTGTCTTATAATGACCCTGAAGGTGCTTTAAATCCTGAAGAAGCTAAAGTTCGTGCAATGGATAAATTTGTAGATTACATTAAAGAATTGTCGTCTAATTTAAATAAAAGGGTTTTTCTGAAAAAAGATGTAAGTAATAATTTTATTCCATCAAAACCAACAATTGGATTTTCTGATGATGATATTCGGAATGTGGAAGTTATGAAAAAACACTTCAAAGATAAGCCTGATAATATTGTTAAAACTTATTCAACAGCAGGAGGAATAAAAAAAGAATATTAACTAGTTATAAAGAACTAGTATTAAATAATTAATTAAAAACTAGTTAAAATAACTAGAATTAAATAAACTAGTCTGGATTATAATGATAAATAATTAAATTCAGAAAGTCAATAAAAATATTTCCCAAAAGGATATATTTATGATAATAAACAAAGAAAAACTAATTTAAAATAATATGGCTGATTTATTGATGAAAATGCCGATTCCTTACGAACCGAAAAGACAGAATCGATTCATACTAAGGTTTCCATC